ATTTATTCCTGGTATTAATACCGGATAAACGCTTGATGCATAAATTGCCGAAGTCGTGTATGCATTAAACGCTGGAGCAGTATCAATAACAACTATATCGTAATATCCTGACACATAATCTAAAAAATCATTAAGCAGCTGATAATAGTACAATCCCTGACTTTTTAAATCACTCATATCTTTTTCAGCATTTGATCCAGCACTTATCAAATGCAAATTTTCTTCTATTTCTTCAGGCTCAAAAGAGTTAACTCTTTCAAGTAAATAATCACCTAGTGATGCATGTAACTCTTCGATATTTACTCCACAGTTCATTGTCAGATTTAACTGAGGATCTGTGTCAATCATTAATGTTCTCATGCCTTTTTTTGCATAATAGTGAGCCAGATTAAACACTGTTGTGGTTTTCCCTACTCCACCTTTATTATTTGCAATTGCTATTTTTTTCATATTTTCTCCTTAAAATTCATCAATATCTATAGAGTCGAGATTTTCTACATCGATGTCATTTGCTCTCAATCCTGCCAATAGCACTCTTCTTTCAATTTCTTTTGTGTTCTCGTCTTTTGCTTTTATGAGCATCTCTCTTAAAGCATTTGAAATATAGAAATTTATCTTCTCTACTTTTCTTCCTTTTTTTATAAATTCAAATTCAAATTTTATTTTTGTATTTTTTTCTATATTTGCCTTTGCTTTCTCAATCATACGTTTAACATCGTTATTTTTATAACTTTTTGGAATATTCATTTTAATTTTAAATTCTTCAAAATCTGTTGAAAATACCCTGTTAAATGTCTTCCATCTGTTCAGTAGAATGAAAAGCAATTTTTCGTATCTGGAAGATAGCTTTATCAAATCTTGAAGTTCATGTTTTGAAAATCCTAAATTTTCTTGAATTTCAAAGAAATATTTCTGAAATTCCTTTTTTATTTTTATTGTCACCTTGTCATCTTCTTCGATTAACATGTCAAAAAAATTGATTGTAACAAATGCTCCAGGATTAGCTAAAATTCTTCCGGTCTCTTCATCAATTATCTGTTCAGTAGTTTTGTATCTTATTGACTGCCTTGACAAGCTTTTTATCAGATTAGTGAAATCTTCAGATGTAAGATTGCTTGTTTTTATTGATTTTTTTATATTTTCTTTCTGAAATTCTATTATCTTTGAATTTCTTTGCATCTGAAATATAATCGCAAAGAACAGATCTAATTCCTTCTGCTTATAATCCAGTACAAACTTATCTACAAATTCGTTCTGATAAGTTACCATTTCTTTTTTATTTTTCATCATTATTCTCCATTTTTCTTGCTCCGAATTCTTCGTACTTTAATTGCTTCAATTCAAAGTAGTATTTCTGCACTCTCCAGATTTATTGCAATTATTTTTCCAAATCTTTCGTAATTATAGCTTTTTCCATATTTCCAAATTCTTCGCAGTTTTATCACTAGAATTTAAGCTCTTATTTTTCAAAGCTCCGAATTTTTCGTAGTTTTTCCAAATTCTTCGCAGTTCTATTTCTCTTAAGATTTTAATCTAATATTTCCAATACCTCCGCTAATTCTTCCAAATGTTTCGCACTTTCCAAATTCTTCGCAGTTAAATTCTAAATCTTTCGTAGTTTCTTCTAAATCTTTCGCAGTTATCTCTAAATTTTTCGCAGTTTCTTCTTTCAATTTACTGATATCATTGAGTTTCTTTCTACTTAATAATATTAATAATTAAAATAAAATAAATAAAGATTTTACAGTTCTTCCATTAATTTCAGAAAAGCTTCTGTTCTTGATTTCAAATTTTTTGATTTTTTATATTTCTCAATTTTTTCAACTGCATATTCTCTTTCTTTTTCAGTAAGCGTAATAGTAAATGTTTTTATTCTTTTATCCTTATCACTTAACTGTTTTCTCCCTGAATTAGCTCTTCTTCCACCTTTTTTCTTATGTTCTTCAACCATTTTTTCTCCTATAATTTCAAAAGCTAACTAAGTTCTTTTACATAATACTCTCCCTCATATTTATCAAATACAAAATTCATTCTAAATTCTGCTGAAACTACAACTAAATAATTTTTATGAGCTAAAAATCTGAAATTCTGTATTTTACTTTTAATTTTAAGTATTTCAACAACTTGTTTTATTGCTTTTGAAAATGTATTTTCTTTTACTTCAACAAAATCTTCTTTTGTTATTTTTTCCATATAGATCACTCCACTTCTTGTTTTTTTTTAAAGCTTCTGTTATAATCTATATACGAAGATTATAACAATTTTCGAACTTTTTGTAAGAACCTAAGTCTTGCTCTAGCCAGCAAGGCTTATTTTTTTGTCTATTATATACTCGTTTATCAAAATATTTCTCCTTTCATGTCAATATTATAACACACTTTTTGAAAAAATCAAGTTATTTTTTCAAATAAAATAAAAAATTAGGGATTTTTTCCCTAATTTAGCAAGTCTTTTATTTTATTATACATCCTATTTTCAAAATGTTCAAAATGTGTTTCTACACTTCTTTCTGCTGTTATATACAAAGATTTATCATTTTTTCCATGTTCTTTTAAATCTTCAAGTAAAATTATTATAAGATTTTTAGTTTCTATAAGTTCTTCATCTAAAATACTCATAAATACTTTTAATACAGCTTTATCAATTATATCTCTTAAATCTGAATATATTTCATGTTTCTTTTCCTCAATTTTTAGATCTATTTCTTTTAAAATAATTACCCAGTTGAGGCTGATATTATTATCTATTATATACTGTATTATTCTTTTTTGTAAGCTCCATCTTAGTCCCTGACTTGTAAAATTTAATACCATTTCCAAGCCTTTACCTCTCATAGTGTTCATGTTCATACTCTGCATAAATTTCTTCATTTCTTTCTGTGTTTCAAGTGCTTCTTTCATAAAAGGCACAACAGAGCGATAGAGAATTATTATTGTTAGACACATGAATACTATTGAAATCCCATGATTTTCTATGTACAGCATAAGCTCCTTTAATTGCATTGCTATTCCTACTTTCTTCCTAGATAGTAAATGAACCCTGCTCTGGCAAGCAATTCTCTGTCTCCTCTGAAATTATCCCGATAATTTATATCAGCATATATATTACTGCGACTGTAGTCACGCTTATAATCAATCACATTGAAATTCAGTTTATTATTGTCAGTAGCAGAGAGTTTTCCACTCTCCACTACCTTTTCAATAACTTTATCAATTGCTTTTTCCGTAGCCTGTTCAGTTACTTTTTCTATTTTCTCTCCGACAGTAGCTCTTATTCTTCCTCCACTGCTGTCGGCTTTGCTAAACCCTCCTGCTTATCCTCATTCAGCTTTCTTTCAATCTCTCTTGCAATAGCATTTTCATCTATCAGCTTATCTATTGTGTCTCTCTGTTTTTCAGGGAACATTTTTAGAACCCTGTTCTGAACAGTTAGAACAGCCTGAACCAATCTTTCATGGTTTGGCTTTATACCTTTCAGCATGTCTCCGTAAGCTATTCCCTGAGGAAGAAATTTAAGTACATATTTAGATATTTTTCTTTTAAGCAAATATTTATGCCCATTAATTACAATTAAAGATAATCCTCTTGCTATCAGTCCAGCTAATGCTACCGCCACTAAATTCGTTAAGTTTGCTCCAAATTGATTTAATATATTTGTCAGTATGTTCATTTTACATCTCTCCTTTAAGATAATTTTTTACTGCTGCAATATAGTATTTTGCTAACAGCTTTTTTGTTTCCTCTAGTGTTTTCATGTCTTCTGAATTGGTTATGAATCCGCTTTCTATAATAATACATGGAGTTGTTGTTTTATAAAGCAACATCCAGCCTCTGTCTCCTTTTACGCGCGGCTTTATTCCTCTATCTCTTAAATGAGTTGCCTCAGTGTTTGCTTCCTGTAAATATTCTGCTAACTCTTTACTCTTTTCAGAAGTATGCCAGTATAACATTTCTGATCCATGTGCTGTTTCATCTGCCGCATTTAAATGAAAAGATAAAGTCACATCGCCTTTTTCTGCCGCATTATTAATTTTTCCTGGTAATTTAGAATAAAAATCCTGATTTACTATAATGTAATTCAAGCCTTGCTTCTTACACTCAGATACAACATAATTTTCTACGAAGTCTTTGTTCCATGTATGTTCTTCAAATCCATTTGAACATGCCCCCGGATCCTTTCTAACTCCTCCATGTCCAATGTTCAATATCACTTTACTCATTTTAAAACATCTCCTCTAAATATTTCTCTTTTTTATCAACTCTATTCAACCACCCTTTCAAAAAATCTGATTGTGTTGGATTGTATTCCACAACAGAGTGATAAAATTTTCTTTGCAAATTATGATAATTTTTCAAAAATTCTTCAGATTTCCCCTGCTCTTCTACTTCATTTAAAGCTTTTATAGTTTTGATTCCAAAAATACCATCTACAACTAGATCATAACCAAAAAATTTATTTAATGTTACTTGTGCCTTTTTAGTTGCCCATTTTCCCGAGTTAAAACTCCAGTCACATATTGAAAGTGCAACCTTATCATTTCTTACTTCATTCAAACAATTTTTTAGATAATAATCCTTTTCCAGTATTCTTTTTGCAAAATCTTGTGTTAAATTTTTCATAGAGCCATTGTATCCGTTTTTTCTTGCCTCATCTTTTGTAACACCCCAGGTTGTTTCTCCGCCCTTATCATTCTTGTCGTTAGTGTAACCACCTTCGATAGCCAACATAAAGCTAAAAATTTTATCAAATCGGTCCATTTATACCACTTCCTTTTCAACTTTTTTTATGTCCTTTGTTAATTTCGCTATTTCTGTCTTTATTAAATCCATTTCTGCTTTTATTTCAATTATTCTTTCTTCTGTTTCAGTGACATCAAAAGCTAAACTTTCAAATTCTATTTTTTCCTCTTCTTTTTCTTCCAGCTCTTTTTTATACTTAACAAATTCTTGTTGTTTTTGATATCTTAATTCTTTCAGATATTTAAGTTTTTCTGTTTTATCTTCAATCCATTTGTTATTTTCTTTATCCCAAGTGCTGTATCCATTTGGCTTTTCAACAGTTTTTATTTCTTCATTTTCCAAATATTGGCCATCCGAAAGAGTTATAAGTCCAGCTTTTATTTTTTCAGAAGTTTTCATTTCCCTAATAACTCCATTATCAATTATTGCATTATCGATTTCAACATAAGAGATATAAGTTTCTCCCTCAACATATTCGCTGCAATATTTTAATTTATCTGTTTCAAACTCTTCCTTTGATGGAGCAAGGTATATTCCTATTAAATTTCCATTTTTATCATATAAATATATTTTAAATTCTTCCATTTTTTATTCTCCTTCCTTTTATTTTAAAATCCAATTTTCTTTCTCATTTCAAGTAATTTTGACTTTTTTTCTGTTGCAGTAGACTTTCTAATATAATGTTTTTTTGTAACATCTATTCCTGAATGATTGGCAAATTCACTTGCTAAATCAATTCCACCGACTTCTGCTAATAAATTAATACTCGTTTTTCTAAGTGAATGCGGATATAAATTATCTATTCCTACAAGTTTTCCTATATGTCGCACTCTATCTCTTATAGTATTTTTACTCATTTGTTTAAATACTCCATTGTATTTAGTGATTAATAAATACTCTATATTGTCATTTCTACATTTTAACCATTCCTTTATTAATGTTATCGTTTCTTTGAATATTGCAAATTCAACTATTTTTTGTTCCTTTTCTATTATTCCGCTTATTATTCCGTTCTCTAAGTCAATATTTTCTAATTTTATTGACTGTAATGCACTAATTCTACAAGCTGTATCAATTATTAAATTGAATATTATCTGATCTTGTAAATCATATTTTTCAGATAATTTCATTTTTACTTGTATTTCTACTATTTCTTTGTTACTTAAATAGTAACTTTTTCTTCTCTTTTCCAAATCTGTAACTTTTATTCTATCCAGTTTGTCACGAAACGGATGCACTTCTATAAACCCTCTTTTAACAGCCCATATATAAAAACTTGATATAGCTGTTATTTTATTGTTGATAGTCCGAGCATTATTATTGAGCTTCTCCCTACAGTGTCTTATGTATTTTTCCATTATGCTTACAGTACTCTTTAAAGTATCTTTATCTAATAAATACCTATCACCTTCGTATTTTTTCAAATACTCAATGAACAATTTCATACTATTCATATATGTTCTATATGTTGTATTTTTTACTGCCTCATTTCTTGCAATGCAACTATTCAGATATTCCTTGTAAATTTTCCAGTTCTCATTCATTTGTATCACTCCTATACTTTTATTTTTAAGTATAGCTTATGTGTAAATTGGAAAATTTATACAAAGTGCAACAGACAAAGTTGTATGTCCATGCAGAAGCAATAGGACAAGGGAGAACTACATGTAACATTGTCCAAAAATGTGGCAACATAGTAACTATTATTTTCGACAGTGGTAACGCTTTGAGAAATATCAATGATAACACTGTAATTTTCCAAGTACCTGATGGATTCAAGCCAAAAAATTTTCTTTCAGTTAATGCTTCACAATATAACACTTCAAACGGAACCGTTTATATTGAAGCTAGCGGAATTGGAAAATGGAAAGGGGCAACGGTCAATTCTGCAAGTATAATATTTACAGTTAGCTATATTGTTGATTAATCCACAAAATATGTTGCTGAGCCTTTAAGTACGTTGAAACGTCCTAAGTGGGCTCCCCATATTGTGATGTTTGTCGGATTTATCTGCATTCTAGTCGCCCCGTTAAATCCTGGAGTGAGTGAAGAAGAAGCAAGTGCCGATTCAAGTCCATGGCTTTGTAAAGCAGGACGGAACTTTGTAGGAATTTCTAATAGCTGTTGATTTTCATGAAAAGTAATATTATTTCCGTCATTCTGTAGTCTGACCATAACTGTTACAGTCTTACCTTTTCGAGTGAAAATTACATCACCATTTGCCACTTGAATTCTCTGATTCTCAATTTCGTATAAATTTTCCACTTTATCCGAAAGTCCATAATTGGAAATATCTAAATATTTTGTTGTGTCAAAACTTGTACTTGTATGATTTTGTATACATTTATAGATTTTTCCATCTGTTAAATCATTCAAATACCATTTCCCAGCCTCTTTATTACTTACTTTAGAGACATATCCGCCAATAACTCCGCCTATCCCTTTAATCCAGTCTTTTACATCAACTGCATTTCCGTTTTCTATTCCAAATTTAACTATTCCTTCTTTTTCCGATGTAGCTATTTCTGTTGCTGTAGAAAAATAATCTAAAATTTTTGATAATTTTAGGAAGTTTCTTGAAACTTTTCTTAAGTCAGCAATAGAATCGAGCTGAAATAACTCAAAAATATCATCTTCTGTAACAATTGGAATATGAGTAGTTTCGTTTATGTTTTTTACTAAATCTTTAATAGCTTTTTTCACTTCATACCTTTCCATTTTATTATCAGTCATGACTGACAATAAAATTAATATATAATTTTAATTTCATACCAAGCAGGAATTACTTCATAAATCAAGTCCAACCAGTAATTTAGATATTCTTTGTCAACTCTTTCTGAATGAAAATCAACAATATATTGAAAATTTTTCTTATCATTTGTGATAGTCGTATTTTCATTGTAGATAAAATATAATTTCATAGTTTCTTTTATATCATTTAATTTTGCTGAAGCTCTTAGCATTCTTTTTGAAATAATTCTATTCAGTCTAAAAATGGTAGATAAATTTTTGCTTGAAATTAATGCATAATCCTCTTCAAATTTTTCTAATTTTTCTGATCTGGCTGTTAAAAATCTTCTGTTTTTTACAGCAGAATCTATTGAAAATTCTAATTTTTTCAATTCTTCATCAGCAAAATGAAAAATGGATTGTATTAATTTAGCTGATTGAAAAATTCCAGGTAAGGACGTTAACATGCTGTTATAATAATCATTCCTTGCAATATTATATAAAATCAATGCATAATCTTTATCTAAAGATAAAAGTAAAGGAAATGTTTTTTCTTGAATCTTCTGAGTAAATTTAACATAGTCTTCATCTATATTATAAAAAGCAAAGTCTTTTACTCTAAATTGCAACAGGTCTTTTACTTTTAGTTCTCTCAATTTATTAACGTGCTTAACAAAATTCATCTGTTTAGCATTAATTTTGATTAAACTGTACTCTTGAGTACGGCCATCATCTACAAAATCTTTTATATAAAAATTTTGTAATTCAGAAACTGTAAAATTTTCTTTAATATAATTTCCGGATTTCTGATGCACATTTTTAGCCATTAATTTCTAAGTCCTATAACATAGAAATTTTTTGCTATTTCATACTGCATTAATGCGTGTATTATTACTTCATCTCTAGCATCAAAAAGAGCATAGTTTATAAGATTCCCTCCAGTTATAGAGTCATATATTCCAATTCCAATTACTTTCCCCCAGTCTTCCCTTGCTTCTGGAAATTTAACAGAAGCAACATTACTGGTTTCGTTTGATGTAGTGGTAAGAAAATTTATAGCCCTTCTGCTATAAGAAGCAGCAACAAGTTCAACTGCATTTTCTGCTCCGGAAGGCAATGTAGAAAAACTTGTTAATAATCCTGCATAGAATGTTTTGTTTGCTAGCATATTATTTAAAATTTGTGCCTTGGCAGATAAAGTAAATCCGCTCATTTTTCCTCCTAATCCAAAGCTTTTATATTAACATTTGAAATACTTACAAGATCTTCATCTGTTAATATAATATCTTCTTTTGTATTATTTATATCAATATTAGAAATTTTCTTAAATGCTTTTACTGTAAGCAGTTTTTCAATAATTTCTGCGTAATAAATTCTATTTTCTTCAAATAATTTATCCAGAAAGACCTGATTTAATGTACTTTTAGTAAGTTCAATTGCATTTTGTTCATCATATTCTCTGTTTAAAATTGCTTCTAGTGTTACTGTAATTTGTTTATCCTGTACAGAATTAACAGTAAATTCTGCATCTGTAATTATTTCATTATCTAAAAATGTTTTTATTCTATTTAATTCATTAGTTTCAATAACGCTGTTGCCTTTCCCGATAACAACTATTTTTACAGTACCTTTACCGTTAAATCGTGGTACTATTTTTACTTTTTTAAGTCCACTAAAATTTTCAAGTATTATTTTTTCTAACATTGCTGCATTATAATTTGCTGAAATTTTAGATAAAATTCTTTTTCTTCTTTCTCTTAGTTCTTCGTCCGTTTCTTCATCTTTTCCATTTTCGATGTTTTCTAAATTTTCAACTTTTTCTAATCCTCTATAAGAAACAGCAAAAGAATTTATTTCATTAATGGTAACATTTCCGACAATTCCTGCTTCTGTGCATTTTATTCTGACTGTGGTTGTTCCTATAGCTCCATTTGCTGGTATTTCTTTTGTTTCTTCTATATTGTAAATATTGTTCTTACTAGTTACCTGGTATCCTTTTTGGATGATTGTGCCTGGTATTCCATAAATTTTTACTATTCCTGTTGCTTCAGTAGCAGCTAATCTAAAAATGTAATCTTCTTCACATATTTTATCTAAATCTGAGCCCGTGGCTGTGGCTGCATTATATTTGTCAGATAATTCATCATATAAATCTTCTTGCACTAATAGCTCTGTTACAAATGCACGGACAATTTCCCGAGGAAAACTTCCAACGGAATTCTCAAATGACCGCATGTATTCCCTCGAAAAAATATCATCCGTTAATTCATTTATTTCATTTTGATTATCTTCAATTTCTTCTCTAGTTACCAAATTCAAACACCTCATCTATTTTGATTTTTTCATTTTTTGCTGAATTTAGCACAACATCAAATTCAAATTCTAATTTATCTGATTCAAATATGGAAAAATAATTTTCGATATTTTTTATATATTTATGCTCTCTTAAAGCTTCAATTATTTCTCTTTTAAATTCAGAGATAATAAATTCTTCAAGTTGAGGATTTCTTCCTCGATACTTGTGTATTCCAACACCGAAATTTTTATTGTCTTTATAATAAATTCGCCAAGCATTTTTAGTAACAATAAGACATTTTAAAATCCATTGCTTTACTATTTCTTTTTTTGTTTTTAAAAGTATTGGAGAGCCCTTTTCATCATAATCAAAATCATTTTTTTTAAAATTCCATTTTAAATCGAATCGGAGATTATTATCCTCGGACTTGCTTATTTCAGTACTTTTATATGTCTCCATATTGCTTAACATAGAATTAGGTAAGCTCATTTTATTTCCTTTCATTCTATTGTCAGTCATGACTGACAATAAATAAAAAAAGTCCAGCTCGTTTTCACGAAACTGGACTCTTGGTCTCTTTATACAAAAATATTATATCATATTTTTCTAATATTGATAAGCTTTATCAACTAAATAAAATTTTTTTTGATTTTTAAATTCGTTCAATATAACTTTATCCCCTTCTTTAAGTTCATCAGTCCATTCATTGCTACCATCTGCTTCATATGTTCCTTTAAGTTTCCCTGTAGCAATGATTTTATTGTGAATATTTCCTCCGCTATCTTTGTTTGTCCCATCATTTATATTTATTTCTTCAATTTCAATTTTGATGTTGCCGTTTTCTTTAAATTGTCTGGTATATCCTTTTACTTTTTCCCAAGCAACTATTATTTTATCTTTATTTAAAATGATTTTCTCATCAATTTGGACTTTTAAATCAGGTGGAGCACTTACAACAGTTCCTAAAAAGGGTCCGTTCCAGTCAGGATTGGCAAATTTTTCTTTTAGAGTTTTCGCTAGACTGTCATATACTTTATTAGGCTCTTCATGTTTTGCTTCATCATTCTCCATTACTTTATTATTCATCTTTTATTTCCTCCACAAATTCTAGAGTCAAGCTCATAAAATAAATATTTATTCCAGAAATTGAATATTTTTGAGAAAAATTATGATTTACACTTTTCACTTCAAATACTCCTGTTATTCCAGTTGCATTTTTTTCAATTTTTACTAAATCTCCAGCTCTTAAAATAGGAATACCTGGAACTGCAAGAGTAAATGTTCTTTCTAATTTATTCTTTTCTTCCAGTAAATTTTGAGCTTTAATTGGTTTCTTCTCACGTTTTTTCTTTTTACTTTTTTCTTTCTCTTCTTTTTCTGATGTCTTTTTTTTTCTAGTTTTCTTTTTTTT